GGGGGTCTTGCGTAGGTAAGCCGAGCCGAATGAGTAGGTGTTGATTTCGTACGTGTTGGCGACAAAGCTGTCCTGCTTCTGCATCGTGTTCCGAGAACGAAACTGAAGCCCAGGAGTCGCCGCCCCGGGCGCGAAAAGCTGGATGGGCTCATTGATGCCAGAACTGAACAGCCCCCCGTTGTTCAGGAAGAGATTTCCCGACTCCAGGTAGACGGCCGCTGCGCCGGGAGCGTCCAGGCTGTTCCCGATGGGGGTGAGAAGGCTGGAGCTGCCCGTGAAGATGTTGTTGGTGGCGCTGCCGAACCACGCGCCGTCGAGAGCATTGGAGCCCGGGTTGATGTAAACGGCGCCACTACACGACAGTCCAAAGTCGAAGAAGCAACCGTCTACCGCTATCCCAGCTCCAGAGATGGCGGTTCCGATGTGCAAAGCCCCGTCCAGGGTGAATCGACACGCTTGGACTCTGACTCGACTCCGCGTCGCTCCATTGGTGGTCCTGATCCCTTGCCCGGTCGGGCCGATGCTGAAGTAGCAGTTTCTGAAATTTACCTTGCCGGCGACCGAGCCGACGCTTACTGCGTCCCCAACTCCGGACGTGAAGCTGAGGATAAACTTACAGTTCTCAAAGAAAGTCCCGCCTGTACCGGTCAAGGTAATAGGGGTCTCTGTAACGCCTGACCTGTTCTCGAATACCATGCCGACAGCGGAAAGGGTGACTCCGCCGACGCCAATTCCTGTGTTTGTTATCTTTCCAAGTATTGACGACTGTTCGCCCGATGCGGTTCCTTCCTCAACGCCAATGCTGATGCCCAAGAGAGTTATCGGCTTATTTATGTTGAGCGTGGTGTTGATCAGGTACGACCCGACCGGAAAGAAAACGACACCCGTGTTCCCAGCGGCGGTAACCGCTGTCAAGATCGCCGCGTAGTCGTCCGTAACCCCGTCACCTACGGCTCCATAGATCGGGTTCTTGACGTTGATGACGGCTCTACCGCGCCAGAACGCGGCGCGTAGACTGAGGGTTGAGCCTTGGAAGTCGACGTTGAAGTCTGTGTTGTTAGCTGACGTCTTCCAAAGATCCAGGACAGTGTCTAGCCCCTGCGGGTTTCCAGCAGCCACCCCTCCAGTCCGATAGTCTGTCCCGCTGAAGGACGCGCTTCTGACCTCGATGGAGGACGCCGCCGCCCCCGCGTTGAACGTCTCCACCAGTACGCCGGCCGCCGTGTAGACGGACACGTCCACCAGCTGATTCACGTAGATGACCGCCGCCCCATTGGCGTCAAGAACCACGTCCGGACCGCTTGAGACTACGCTGTAGCCCTCGAAGTCCGTGTAGTAGGTAGCGCGGGTCGAGGTTCCGCGCTGATAGATTCGAGCTGTTCCCGATGCCGCTGAGCTAAGGCCGCCAGCAAGTGCCGCTAAGAGATGCATTACCAGTCCACCCGTGCCGAGTTGCTCATAGACCCAAGCTTTGCGTATCCGCCGGCCGACAGATTGAACTTGGCGTCTGCTCCCAGGAGCAGGTTGAGTTCCTCAATCCGAAGCCGCACGTGCGCTCCCGACGAGAAGTCCAAAGAGAACCCGCTGGAGCAGTATGTACCCCCATTGCTAAACGTCACACCCTTCATGTAGAGGTCTGTGATAGCTGCGGCGGAGCGCATCAGCGAGGCCGGAACTCCGCCTGTCGTGGCGGCAATAAAGGTTGAGTTGATGATCTTGGCCGACGAGGCCTGACCGAACATCTCCAGCGCTCGACCAAGCCCCGAGCCCACCACATAGCAATCTTCCATATGAAATCCGGAAGCGTTGACGTCTATGCCGGCCTGAAGGACGCCCGGCGCATGGACAAACTTAATGCCCCGAAGTTGCGATCCGGAGCCGCTATCACTAATCAGCCTATAGGACCCCAGTGTGATGGTTGCCGTTGGAATTCCGCTTGCCGACCCCTCGCCCACCACCATCACGCTTGAGATGTTGACGTCCGCCGTCAGTGTCTCGGCGTGGTTGTTGATTAGGACGATTACATTGTCCAGACCGCTAAGGGACGCGACAGCGTTCCCCAGTGTCTTCTTCGGTTGCTCGCGGTTCGTCCCTGTGTTTGCGTTAAGTCCATTGACGAAGTCCACGTAGGTAAAGGTACCCGTGGTGTAGATCGGGCCTCCGATAGCCAAGGACGTGCCCAGGACTCCGCCTAGGCCATTTGGGAAACTTGTAATCGTCATCGGCTCTGACCTGACCTGTAGTTCATCCTAAAAGAGATGGGCCAGCGCTGAGCGCTCAACCCCTTCGCAAGCTTCAAGGCCTTCTCTGACTGGCTCCGGATGTACCCGAGCGTAGCCGGCTCAAAGCCGCTCGCACACGCCATCAGATGGGCCAGAGCCCAACACAGGTAATCCGCCCAGTGCCTCGGCAGGTCAAGCGTGTTCGCCGCCGTCCCCACGTCAGCCAGGAGTCGGTACCGTTGGAAGGTCGCAGTCCCCACCACCGACGGGAGCGGCCATAGGTAGGCAACAGTCCCCGCCGTCGTCTGCTCCAAGTAGAACAGCGTCGGTCGACCAGTGGACGTCTTGTCCGAGATGAGCATGTACTCGTCTCGCAGGATGCCCCTCAGCGGCGTCGTGGTGACAGAGCCCGTCTCCGAGTAGCTGCCGAATCCGAGAACGTCCACCGTGGTGTTAGGCAGCGTGTAGGCCGCTTGGCTTACCACGGTCGTGACAGCGTATCGCTCGATAGCTCGCTGGATGCTGCTCTCGGCCACGACGCTGTCTAGAATCTTGTCCAGCTCATCGATGCCAAACGTCAGCAGGCTCGTGAACTGAGGCCCCGTGGGCTGCCCGTCAATGGGGAACACTCCGGCTCGACGAGCGGCCGAGATGATTATCTCCTGAGCGCTGAACTCTCGGGTCGAGGTGCTAGACGTTACCATAGTTGCCTCCGTCCTGAGGGGTTCCCGGGTAGCGAGCTGTCCCGCGACCCGTCATCTCTGACAGCTCCACCTCGTCTCGTCCGTCAGCGTCGTTGAGCGTTCCTGGGCCCGAGCAGGCCAGCCTGCCGTTGCCCTTACGGACGAGTTGACTCCTGCGGTATCTTACGCCGCAGTAGTCGCACAGAACGACGTAGTCACCTCGGGGCGCGCTAGAGGGCCAATGTCGGCCTATAGTACGTCCCATAGGTCACCCTTATGCCGAGATGGCTACTACACCCTCAGCGCCGGACTCATTCAGCTCGTTGCAAATCGTGCACCGGTGAAACTGCATGCTGGCACCAGTCGTCCAGCCGATGAGTAAGGCGTTCGCCAGGATGCAGAGCTGGTCGTAGCGAGCTACGCCTTCCACGCCTGCCATGCCAACAACCGCTGAAGTGGAGGCGGCTTTGTTGTTCCGGTAGACGTTCGACTCCGAGAAAACGAAGGATGACAGTGTGGTAAGGAACTGAACCACGCCTACGGCTACCGCCGAGGTCGCCACCTCAATGTCATTGCCGACCAGGCGAAGGTTGTTCGAGCCGACAACCCGAATGGCAGTCGTGACCTCGCCGGCCGTTGCGCCGAAGATTCGGTTGGCAAGTATCTCAACGAAGCTAGACGTCGTGACGGTGATGCCGATGGCCACCTTGTTGCTCGCGTCAGTCGCCATGCGAATGTCGCAGCCGATGAGCTTGAACCCTGTGGCGCTGGTCAACGTAAGCGGCGCCGTGGTCGTGGTCCCGGTCGTTCCGCCCTCCATGTTCAGAATGAGGTTCTGAATCTTGACGTTGGCTACAGTGACAGCCCAGCTGGCCGCAGCAACCGTCCAGGTGAACGTGCCGCGCTCACGGCCCTCACCGAGACCAATAATCTTGGTGTTTGCCACCAGGCCAGCCAAAGCCGTTGCGGAAGTCACGTTCTCCGCGTGCCCGGGAAGGATGTAGATGACATCCCCGCAGCCCGCTTCACAGCGAGGCAGAGCGGCCGCCAAAGTCGGAACCAGCTTCTCAAGCTGGTCCTGGCTCAGACAGTCCATTGCGGTCCCGACATAGGCGACTACTCGCCCAACCGGGTTCTGGATCTGACCGTAGTTGGTCCGCAAGGCTGAGCTGCCCTGAATGAGCGGAGTGTCTCCGAGTGATTGTCCAGCTACAAACATGGCGACTCCTTAGGCGTTAACGAAGAAGATGGAACGAGGGTCAGACCAGTTGCGCGCCCAGCGAGCGGTAACCGCCCAGGTCATGACTTCTTGGCTGTTCTCAACCCAGCTCTTGGAGCGGGGCTTACGGCGCCAGTTGAACTTGATGCCGTTCTCAACGTCGGTGCGAACGCACCAGTTGGTCGTCGAGTTGGTCCAGTACTTGAGCGGATGAACATCCAGCCCGAGCTTGTTGATGACGTTAATCTCGGAGAAGTTACCCGCTTCGGGCGAAATCTTGCTCTGAGTGATGGACTGCCACGTTGCCCACTGGTCGATTGGACACAGGATGGCCTTAGGCTCGTACCCTTCGATGGTCCCGTCGTGTCCGACCATCTTGCGGATGGAGGTCACGGCCGAAATCATGGCAGCCCGACTGGCTGACAGAGGAGTAGCCATCTGGTTGGAGAAGGTGCCGCCGTTTGGTAGGGAGTGAGACGCCGAAGCCAAGGGCTGACCGTCGCCGCCTACGAAGGCAGTGTTGGTGGCGCGTTGAAGCATGTTCGTCGCTTCCACGTCCGCCGTCTTCCACACAGCCCGTTTGGCGCGCTTCGCCGCCATCAGGACCTTATCGTACTTCACGTCCTCGGAAGCCTCTTCGCTGACCTGGATGCGGAGCCCGAAGGTACGCGACCAATAACGGGTCATGTAGCCTTCTCTGATATCCCCAGTGGAGATGTCTTGGCCTTCCGTCTTTTCGTAGGCGTAGCCTGGGCCGCCCATTTCGAGGTCGTCGACGAAGGCGTCCTTCATGGTGCCGACTTCGCACCACTTCACGAAGTCCGCAGAACTCTCGATCCCATCGGTCGAGTCGTCTATGACGTTGTCGAGGGTTTCCTTGAAGGAGTTGTATACGTTGCCTGAAAAAGTAGTCATGATACTCCTTAGATGCCGGCGATGGTGGTAGCGGCCTGACCAGCTTGCTGACCAATGTTAGCCTGGACCAACAGTTTGACGTTGAGTCCGTCGTAGTCTTGCGTCACTTGGCTGATCGCGAAGATGCGCCAGAGCAAACTTGCCGTAACCGCTTGAAGTGAGATGTCTAGCTTCGGGTTGGCCGTCGGCCTTGAAGCGTTGGTCGTGTTGTCGCCGAGGCAAACGTGCGTGCAGTTCGCGCCAACGAAAGCTCGGTACCCGGCTTCAGTTGTTGCCGTGACCTTGTCATCCACATCTATCTCCCACACCGAAAGGGGGTCGAGGGGCTGAACAAGCAGAATCGTTCGGCGCTCCTGTAGGGTGGACCAAGCCGTAGCTCCGGGAACGTAGTTGCCACTGACAATCTTTGAGCCGTCCCAGAACTGCTTTACGCCGACGATAATGCCCCAGGCGGGCTGAGTCGAGTTCGCCAGGGCCATAGAACCGTCAGACACAAGCTTTACCGGGTCGCCAATCGAGAGCCCGACGTTGATGCTGGCTGCGTCATTGGCCGCCTGATAGCCAGTCGCTACCGTGACCTCCACAGGGGAAGTTTGGCCGCTGTAGCCACGAACCAGTCTAAATCCGTATTTTGCGCTGTTGTCGCCCATGATACATTTCCTTAAGCGGTAATTGATTCGCCGCGCTTAGTGGTGTTCTCGATTTGGTAGTACTTTTGGTCGCTTCGCAGGCCGTCAATGCCGCCGCGCCCAGTGATCTTTCGCTCCACCATATCGGTGTAGTCGCTGCCCATGCCCCAACCGTCTCCGCCAGTCCTCTGCATCTGGTCGCGAACTTCGCGCTCGATGCGACAGAGGACGTGGCCCTTCCATTCGATGAAGGAACCTGTCTCGCCGGTCACGCCGATCTTAAGTCTTTCGCCACCATCGCTGTAGCGGACTGCCTCGTAACCAAGCTCAAGATAGTGGGCTAAGCCCGTGTCGTCGTCGCCCTTGTAGGCCAAGACATAAACCATACGCGGGTCTGCGTTCTTCACGCGGCCTTCGTCGTCGGCTGACATTACCTTGCGGAGTTCGGGGTCCTTGCGAGTAGCCATTCAGTCAGTTCTCCAAAAAGAGTTTGCCTCGCCGTCTGCCTGACCCGGCGGGGTCACCCTTCTGCAACTGACCGTCCTCCTGGGGGATTGGGCCGCTCCGACGTCATTCCTGGCTGAATGCTGCGCCGACCCAATCACCCTAAAGGGAGCAATTTTGTTTAGTCAAGGAAAATCAGCCAGCGCGTTTCCTCTGAGCCATGACCTGCTTGGCGTACGTCGAATACCGAAGCGTCGGGTCCTTGATGTGCTTGTGCGAGATGTCAGCGAACTGACGCGCTTCTGCCGACAGAACGAACCGGTTGGAGCCTCCTGAGGGGCCGGCGCTCTTGCCGGGGCCGGTGAACATCTCCTTGTCACCCTGCGAAGGTGCTGGAGACTTCTTCAGTCCGAAGTCCCTCCGAGCGTACTCCATGGCCCTTTCAAGCAGAGTCGCCCCTTCGGCATTGGGGTTCTTTTGGCGCTCAATCTGGTAGTAGTTCTTGGCTACCTCGAACGCCCTAGGGTTGCTCATGACGTCCGGGAAGTTCATCCGCATGGTCATCTCGGCCGACGCCTGCTGAGTCCGAGCTTCCACGTCACCCGCCGGCGCATAGCCGTTCGCTCGGGCCTGAGCCTGGAACTTCCGCTGCTCCAGCTTCTGGTACTCGTCCCAGTGCTCGGCCTCACGGTCAGGAGAGGATGCTGCCCTTCGGGCTAGGTCCTGTTGCTCCTTGAAGATACTGGCCAGCTCGTTGTCCTGCTGCTTGGGCTGAGACCGCTCCCGGGACTGAGCCACCTCCGCACGAGCCTTGGACGCCTCTTCACGGGCTTCCCGAGCTTCTCGCTCAGCCTCAGCCACTCGACTCATCAGGTTGGGCCGCTCCGCCCGTCGCTCTCTCCGGGACTTCCGGGGCTCGAGGTCAACGATGGTGTTGTCGCCCTCCTCGGTAACCGATGGCTCGTCCTTCTCGTCTAATTCGTCGTCATTCTCGAGGTCTTGTCGTTCGGTCATAGTGCTCCTTAGTAATCAGCTGGGATGCGTGGCATTGATGGCGTTAGCTTGGAGCCGTCCGCCTTGACTAAAATGTGTTGACCGTCTTCTCCAAGAACCATCTTGACCTGACCCGCCTCAAGCCGCTCCTGAAGTGACTCATTGGCAATGAAGTCTCCGGCTCGACAGAGGACAACGTGCAGAGCTGCGCCGCCAATCCAGGCCACCGGAATGCGGTAGGGCGACAGCCGAAGGAACCACACAACGTCCCCAACCTCGCCGCCGTTGTCGCGGAACGAGTCGAGGGCCGCCAGGCCTACGTCAATAATCACAGCGCGTGATGACGCCTCTGCCTGAGCCTTCTTCGTGTTGTCGGGCATGATGATGGAGGTGTCGCCAAAGGTCTCTTGACCCTGCTCCCAGGCCTCAATCTGCCACAGCAAACACCGGTCATAGACCGCACAGGCCTGATTGAAGGCTTTGTCCGGGATGGCGTACTTTAGCCTCATGGCCTCCATACGGGGCGAGATGTTCTTAAGCTCTCCAGGAGGGCTCATTAGCTTCTCCCGAATCGCACCGGTCCTATCTCGCGAAGCCCCCACGCTTCCTGCTACTTCAAACGTCATTCCCATTTTGATTTGCCTTCCAGCATCATGATTACGTCCTTCGTTAACTTGAGCGCCGTCGCTGCCTGCCTGACATCTGCGTCAGGACTCTCCATTGCCGCTGACAGCAAGCGCTCAAGCTGTGTCAGTGACACTCTGCGGATAGCCCGCAGCTGTGTTGATGTGTAGTAGTTGCTCTTGAATTCCTGAAGAATCGCATCCAGACCAATGAGGTCACCGTACTCCTCATCCTCAGCGTCCAGGTTGTGCGCCATTGGCGGGACCTCTCGACGGCAGCGGCGGAGGTGCTGGTGGACCGCCAGCCGGAGCTTCGGGCTTAGCGCCTTCTGGGTCTGGTGGAGCCGCATTCGGGTCCACAGGCGGCGCTGGAGGGGGGAGACCGAGTGGCGTCGTGGCTACAGCCGGCGGAGGACCTAGATAGCGAATCATGTCGTGCATGCCACGAACCGTCAGTGCCTTCACGGTTGCCGCATAGATGTATGACAGGTTCCCCTGAAGCTGAGGGATTTGCTGAGGTAGCGCCAGAAGCTCGTCCGCCTGAGCCACCCGCTCGGTATCTGAGCTGTACTTCAGGTCTGACCGGATCTCGATGGAGTACCCCTGCTCGTACCACTCCCGACGAAGCTTGAGCTTACCTGTACCCCACTTGTCGGAGATGGCGAACAGTTCCTCCTCTTCCATGAAAATGGAGTTGAGGACAGCGTTGTTCCGCAATATCTGAGTCACGAAGTCCGCCAGCTTGCTTGTCGCGACGCTGAGCTGCTTGCTCGCCTGCTCAACACGAGAAGCGTGGCCCCGATAGGTCTCACCACTCTTGCCGGCCTCGCCCGAAAGGACGGATGGGGCCTGCATGGAGTTTTGAGCCATCTCGCTGACCATCTTCACCACCTCGACCAGCTGAGGGTTCGCCGACCCCATGTCGATGGCCTTAACCAGCTTGTCCAGATCAACCCCGGTCGTGTTCTTGAGACGGTTTACCTTGCCTGGCGATATCTCGAAGGGGCCATCGAACTCGGCGTCCGAGCTTCCGATGAACGAGCGGATGTTGGACAGATGTGCCTGGTCGGAGAACTGGTTAAACGCCAGGTTAGCAGCCCGAGCGAAGTCGGCCTGCATTCGACCGTACGAGATGCCCAGAGCGCCTCTGAGCGGCTCAATCAACACCCCATGGGCGAACATGCGGACCGGAGACTTCCTGACAGGCTTCGGCATGGTGCTGCCATCCATGGTCCACGCCGGCGGCTGGGGCTCAGGAGGCAGCTCAAGCTGAGGCAAGGCTTCCTGCATCTGTTGAGCCCGCATCGGGTCCGATAGCGCCAACTGCGAGAGCTGGTCGATATTGCCCTGATGCTGCTGGGTTATCTGCATCACCTGGGACTGGTGCCCCTGAGCCGCCAACATGTACTCCTGCAGCTCAAGCTTCTCGTGGTTGTAACGTGTCTGGTCACGCCAGTCGGCACGTTCCAGAACTCGGAGACACAGCACGGCCTTTGTCTTGTAGTCCACAATTGCGTGGAGCCAGCGAAGCCGCTTCTGACCAGGGAGTTTGTACCAACCTTCGTGATGGAGAATCTTGTAAGGGGCGGACTTGCCCTCCTCCGGCTCCTCAACGCCAGCAGACTCGTTCACAGTCCGGAGCAGTTCGCTCTCTGGGTTCTCGTCCCAAGATGGGGGCGCCTCCTCAAGAACCTCTTCGACTCCGAACCAGGAACCGATCTTCGCTTCGAGCTGATGCGGATACCAGTTCAGGACTCTCGTGTACCAGGGCAGATCTGAATAGTCCGGCTCGGTCGACACGAAGTTGTAGGGGACGACGAACTCGTCAGGCAACAAGATTTCGTGCTTGTTCTGACGGGTAACCTCGTCGAAGTAACTGTGACAGGTCACGTCTCCCGCCATGAAGAAGAGCGACGTCGCCCGGTGCATCTGACGCTTGAAGTCGCTGATACCGGTCCGCAGCTGCCAGTTGCCGTGACGAGTCATGCTCTCCGTGGCCTCGTTGGTCCCGGGGTCGGATGAAACGTACGAATACACGTTCGACCAGTCGCCGAACAGCTCTCCAGCAGCCCGGAACGTCACCCGACTGAGGTTCTCCAGCATGATGGGGACGTTGATGTTCGCACAGTCCTTGAACGGCACTTCCTTCACGGGCAGCTCACCCGTGAACAGTCGCCAGTCTCTAGCGAACCGCTCCCGATGGCCTTCGTTGGATTCCCAATCAGTATCGAACCGGTCGACCACCTCTTCGGAGAAGGTCTTCAGCCAATCACTCCCGAGCTTCTGCTTGACAATGACCTCGACGAGATTGCGACCCTCCCTGTCGTATTCGTCCGTCTCCACCTCGACGGCCATCTCCTCAGGTTCCAGCTGGACGACATAGCCACCGTCCTCCAGCTCTCCGAAGGCCACGTACGGCTCCGTACGTTCACTAGACTCTGTGTTTTCGTTTATCATAACATTGACCCGTACCCAAAACTGCCAGGAGACCTCTCGGCGGCCCGGTCTACCTTATCATCCCACTCATCGTGATTGGTCTTACTCTTGATATCCTCTACAGACTTCCCAACCCGGCCACGGGAAGCATAAGCACACGCGTACCCCAGCATATCGTGCCAATGGTCATCCCCGCCCTTTGCCGGGCTGTTGGGGTCGTTTACGTCAGTCTGGATTGACGGCAGAGTCTTAATCATCTGCGTACAGCTCGAGAAGAACACAAGGCCCGGCATGGCTTTCCCAGCGTGGTGCTCCTTCAGCAGCTTGGTGATGCGCTCTCCACTCCGGGCCCTGCTGCCAGAGCGTTTGTCGGCCGACAGCCAGCCCACACCGAGCCTCGCCATCTCCTGAGCCTTGCTGAGCCCCACATCGCCGCGCTCCTCATTCAGCTGAGTGTCGGCCGGTCCGGTTATCTTGCTCGTCTTGCCGCTCCATACGCCGAGCTTCTCCTCGATGGCTCGAATCTCGACGGCCACCTCTGCGGCGTCCTTGAAGCGAAAGTTCAGCTCTTTGACCATCACGAGGTTGTTCTCCGGGTCAAGCGCAAACCAGCCGACCGTTCCCCACGTCTTGAAGCCCCAGTCCATGGCTCGAAACATGGGCCAGTCTCCGGGTATACGAAAAGGCGTGATGACATGCAAGCGCTCGTCCCAGACCTCGGCGTAGAAACTCCCGGCGGTGACGTACCAGTTGCCCCGGAGAAGTGCCGCCTGGATGTGAGCTGGCTTATCCAGAAGCTCAAGTTCATAGTCGCGCACAAACTCAGGGTTCGGATTGTCGTATAAAGTGGCAGGAATATAAACACGGGTCCTCTTTACTCGCTCTCCGTCCCGCCGGGTTACGTAGCGCTCGATGATGGTGTTCCCCTTCGGGGCCGGGTCCACAAACCGCTTCCTCACCCACTGCGGGTCCCGGACTGTGATCTTCGAATTGGCGTCCTGTCGATGGACCGGATTGGTCATCGCCCGAACCTTCCGCATCTTCGACAGGAGCGGGTCTGAGATGCGTAACCGAGTGTTAATCTGAAGGTACTGTTCCTTCTCGAACTCAATCAGCTCGTCGTAGCAGATGGCCGAGAACTCCTTGCCCTGGAAGTTCTCAACGTCCTTGTCGTGTTGACAGTGGCCGAACTGGTAGCGATACCCGCTCTTGAACGTGAATGTGTGCGACTCCTTGTCGTACTTCACGTCCGGGTCGACGGCGGGGAAGATGCGATGCGCTCGGGCAATAGTGGTCTCAAGCCGAGGGAAGGTGCGCCTGAGATGAATCGTCCAGCCCTTGCTCTGGCCCCACTTCAGAGGATGCGGGTGGTCCTTGTCCATGCAGCGCTCATGCTCAAGCGCTATCTGGTCGTTGCTGTCCATCAGCAGAACCAAGCTCTTGCCAGGGCCAGCCGAGCCGCCACCCAACACTTCGTTCTCCCCTCTTGAGTGGTAGAACTGGCCCCATAGACTGGGCTCGTAGAGAGCGGCTTCGCTCATTTGGTCTCCGAGTAAAGAGCATGTACACGCGGGAACTCCTGCTTGATTAGCGCGTCAACCTGCCGAGCGTATTCGCGGATTTCCCACTGGGCGTTCGGCGCGCTCCGAAGCTTCAGGAATGACAGCCAGCCCCGAAGGTTGCCCGTAGCTCTCATCCGTGAGTATCGACCGACCGGGATGACGACCCGAGCCAACTCCTTGGGTAACCCCACTTGAAGCCCATACTGGTAGAGCAACTCGGCCTGGGCGTAGTACTCGTCCAGCATCCTAAGCCACTGCGTCGTTTCCTTCGCGGTGAGCACCTGAGCGTCCTTGATGGTCCCTGCTTGCTTATTT